TCGAGCATGGCAGAATTGTGTTAAATTCGGAAGAAGATTGGGATGAGTTTGTAGACCAGTTAATCCTGTTTCCTGCTCAAGGAGTCCATGATGACTTGCCTGACTCCCTCAGTTACATTGACCAACTGGCTGTTACATCTTATATGGAAGAAGATGATAGCGAGGAATGGCAACCCGTAGATATTATTTCAGGAGTGTAGGATGGCAGATGGACTATTCAATGCCTCTCGTCTGTATGACGTATTAAAACAGTATGGGCTTCTTCCTAAACACGCTAATTTTTCACCAGCAGGTGAATCATCAGGATTATTTTCTTCAGAACTTAATAGAGTTGTTGCACCAGATGCGTCCTTAGTTGGTAGAGATCAGTATGCTAGAGATAGTACTCAAGCAACATTAGCACACGAAATGACTCATGCGGTGCAAAACAATTTGCTTGAAAATACTGCCTATGCAATACAAAAGAAAAAGCAGCAAGGCGAAAAACTTACAGACCAAGAGCAACAATATCTAAGAGCTGCCGAACAACTTATGGTTAGACAATATGGAAATGTAGGAAGTTTTAATAGGGCTAATTTTCAAGCTGATACTAAGTCTTATAAAGACATGACAAAGGATATGTTTACATCTCCCACTGGAAATAAAGACTTTGAGTCATACAGAAAATCTGTAGATGAAGCACAAGCATTTGGCGTTGGAAATATGTCTTATCCTTCAAATCTTAGACGTTCTGGACAGAATCCTCACTTTGATCCTTCAATGGCAACAGAGTTTGACATTCTATTATCGATGTATCAAAATCTACCAGAGTCTTTAAAGAGTTCTGCCGCCTTGTCAAAACAAACTCAAATAGAGAAAAATAGACAAAGTTCAAAGGACTATTATCTGCAATCTGCAAAAGATATGTTTAAGAATCCTTTTGAACCCACTATAAAGTAATAAAGAAAGCAAAGACTATGGCAGACGAATTCAACAAGTTTGAAGAACCTAGTGACTCAGACAAAGAGATAGTTAACTTTGTTGTCAACCATTGTGACAGGTGGAGGGATTGGAGAGATGTCAATTGCCTTGATGATTGGCTAGAGTACGAGAGAATCTTCAATGGTGAGTGGTCTTCTGAAGACAAAACCCGTGAGTCAGAGCGTTCAAGAATCGTTACCCCCGCTACCCAACAAGCCGTAGAGACACGCCATGCCGAGATTATGGAAGCCATCTTTGGTCAGGGTGAGTTCTTTGACATTCAAGACGATATTCGTGATGTCAATGGTAGCCCCCTAGATGTTGCTGCCATCAAAGCACAACTGATGGAAGACTTCAAGGTTGATAAGATTCGCAAGTCTATTGACCAGATTGAGTTGTTGGCAGAAATCTATGGTACGGGTATCGGTGAGATTGTTGTCAAAACAGAGAAAGTCTTTGTTCCTAGCACTCAAGCTATTCCTGGTCAAATGGGACAAGCGGCTATCGGAGTGGTAGAACAAGACCGCATTGCAGTCAAGATTGTTCCTGTTAACCCCCGTAACTTCCTGTTTGACCCCAATGGAACATCTATTGATGACTGTATGGGTGTGGCTATTGAGAAGTACGTTTCCATCCACAAGGTCGTTAAAGGTCAAGAAGAAGGCATCTACCGCAAGGTAAAGGTCGGCACTGACTCGATGGATACAGACCTAGAGCCTACACAAGAGGTTTCTCAGTACGAAGACGATAAAGTTAAACTTTTGACCTACTATGGTTTAGTTCCTAGAGAATACCTTGAGCAACTAGAAAACGTAGAAAATGGCGAAGTAGAAGACTTGTTTCCTGAAGACAGTATTCAGGATGAGTATTCCGATCTGGTTGAGGCTATTGTCGTGATCGCCAATGATGGTGTTCTTCTGAAGGCTGAAAAGAACCCATACATGATGAAGGATCGCCCGATTCTTGCTTATCAGGATGACACAGTTCCTAATCGGCTATTGGGTCGTGGTACTGTTGAGAAGGCTTACAACTCACAGAAGGCTATTGATGCTCAAGTGCGTAGCCACTTAGATTCTCTAGCCCTGACAACTAGCCCAATGATGGCTATGGATGCTACTCGCCTCCCAAGGGGTGCAAAGTTTGAAGTAAAGCCAGGCAAGGCCATCCTGACAAACGGCAATCCCAATGAGATTTTGTTCCCGTTCAAGTTTGGCAATACAGATGGGTCTAACCTGACAACTGCCAAAGAGTTTGAACGTATGCTTTTGATGGCAACAGGCACTTTAGACTCTCAGGGAATGGTTACTGCTGTCTCCAGAGATGCGGGTCAGGGCGGTATTTCGATGGCTACTGCCTCGATTATCAAGAAATACAAGCGTACCTTGGTGAACTTCCAAGAGGATTTTATGATCCCCTTCATCACCAAAGCCGCCTACCGCTATATGCAGTTCGATCCAGAGCGTTACCCTACTGTGGACATGAAGTTCATTCCTACGGCAGCACTCGGAATCATTGCTAGAGAGCATGAGCAACAACAGTTTATTGCGCTACTCCAAACTCTTGGCCCTAATACTCCTGTTTTGCCTATCATTTTGAAGGGCATCATGGCTAATTCTTCTCTGTCAAACAGATTTGAATTGATTGAGATGCTAGACAAGATGTCTCAAGTTGACCCACAAGCCCAACAAGCAGCTCAAATGCAACAACAAATGGCTATGCAACTGGCTCAAGCACAGATTGCTGTCCAAACGACACAAGCAGAGCAGAACAAGGCAGAGGCTCAGAAGTTATTGACTGAAGCGCAACTGATGCCTATTGAGTTACAGGCTAAGAGCATGGCGGCTAATACCAAAAACCTCCCAACTGACGATGCTTTGGCTTCTAGGGAGTTTGATAAACGGGTCAAGATTGCAGAATTGATGCTCAAAGAAGCGGATATTCAGAATAAAGCTAAGATTGTTGAAAAACAGATGACTAGACAATGAACCCAGAACTAGAAAAGTATTATGAAGAGAGGTTTTCCATGATGTCCACTCAAGGGTGGATAGATTTAATGGAAGATGTTGACAAAATGATAGAGCCTTTGAATAATATCTCAACAATTGCAGACGAAAAAAGTCTACAATTCAGAAAAGGTGAGTATTCAATACTAATTTGGCTGAAGAACTTGAAACAAGTCAGCGAAAGAGCATTTGAGGACTTAAATGAGAAGAATGTATGAATTTGCCTGTATAAACGGGCATAAGACAGAGAGATTTGTTGATTATGAGACAACAAGTCTAGTATGTGAGTGCTATGAGGAAGCTCATCGCATTCTATCTGCACCAGCTTTTAAGCTAGAAGGGTGGTCTGGGGCGTTTCCATCATCGCATGGAAGGTTCGAGAAAAGCCACTTAGATAGATTAAAAGCCGAGCAGAAACTCAACTCATAAGCAATTATGCCGAGTTGAATCTCCTACAACCGAACAACGGCAGGAAAAGGAAAAAGTATGTTAGTTGATGATGACAAAGAAGAGTTGGGTGAGTTAGAGATTGAGCAACAGAAGATCGAGCAAAAGGCTGAACTTCCTGAGAAATACAGGGAAAAAAGTTTAGACGAGATTGTGAAGATGCACCAAGAGGCTGAAAAGCTCATTGGAAAGCAAGCACAGGAAGTTGGCGAGGTCAGAAAGTTAGCCGATGAACTTATCAAACAGAACCTTGGTTCACGACAACAAACTAGACAGGAAGAGCCTGAAGTAGATTTCTTTGAGAATCCACAACAGGCAGTTCAAAGGACTGTTGATAATCACCCAGACATCTTAGCGGCACGACAAATAACGCAAGAGATGAGAAGGTCACAGATTCAGCAAAGGTTAGCGCAAGAACATCCCGACTTTGGAGACATCGCCAAAGATCAGGACTTTGCAAATTGGGTGAAGTCTAGCCCTATTCGCATTAAGATTTTTGAGCAAGCCGATTCTGGATATGATTTTGACTCAGCCAATGAATTGCTATCTACCTATAAACAGCTACGTTCTGTTAAACAGAAGCAAACGAGTGATGATGGCGAGGTAACTCGCAAGCAGAACTTAAAAGCAGTAGGTGTTGATGTAGGTGGTTCTGGTGAATCATCAAAGAA